TCTACCATTTTTGTAAAATATGTTGTTAGATATACAGGTAATACAAGATAAACAATAGATAATGCTTACATACATAACCTCTGGCAGCAATGCATATACAATAAGAACCGAACCTACTGCTTCAAATACATTTACATTGGCATTGCAAGATATGACAACACAAATGAACTCAACTGCATCCCTTTCAGGAATAACTTATAATGGGTATGAAAGTCTTTTATCTTTTACTGCAAGTATAAATAATACAAATATTGCACAAGAGTTTAGAGCAACTTTATTAAATGGGACAACCGACATATGGCATGGTAGCATACAGGTGTTTATGTCTCAAAGTAATGCACCTCAGTATAAACCAATATATGCAAACCAAATACCATTAGATGGTAATGAGGTATCACATGTATCAACAAATCAATATGTAATTTTAGACTAATATATGAAACAAGAAACTAAATTCTCAGTAGTAAATTTGCAATCACAAGATATCCCAAGAATAATGGAGGACACAAGAACTAGATATGCTTGGGTGCCATTCGGTGTTTACGGACAAGATGATTTCTTTGGTGCAGTAACACTTGCACACAATACCTCAACAACCAATGCAGCATGTATAGAAGGTATAGCAGATTTAATTTATGGTAAGGGGTTATACTCAAAGACACCAGCATTTAATGAATTACTACAAAAGATTATACCACAAGAGGAAACTAAAAGAGTTTCATTTGACTTAAAGTTATACGGTAATGCAGCATTTCAAGTATATTGGAATGATGAGCATACTAAAATAATTAAAATGTATCATGTACCTGTCCAGTATTTAAGAGCAGAAAAGATATATAATAATCCAAAGATAGAAAACTATTATTATTGCACAGATTGGAATGACCAAAGAAGTGTAAAAAATAAAAAGAAAGTGCCTGCATTTGAAACTAGTAATGAGAAAATGGAAATACTTTATATTAAAAATTATTCTCCAAGTTTATATTATTATTCTTTACCTGATTGGGTATCTGCTTTACAATTTAGTTTTGTAGAAGCTGAATTATCTAATCTACATATCAACAATATAGAAAATGGTTTCTTACCGGCAGTAATGTTAAACTTCAATACAGGAGTGCCAGCACCGGAGGAAAGACAAACGATAGAAGCATTGGTGCAAAATAAGTTTACAGGTACTAGAAACGCAGGTAGATTTATGTTATCCTTTAATGATGATGTTGCAAGCAAACCTACAATAGATGTAATCAATATTGAAAACTTACATGAAAAGTATGAGTATGTTGCAACTTACGCACAAGATAGAATATTAGTTGCACATAGAGTGACAAGTCCATTATTATTTGGTATTAGAACTGAAACAAATGGTTTCTCCTCACAATCAGAGGAAATGAAAACAGCATTTAGTATTATGCAGACAATGACTATCTCTCCATTCCAAAATATAATCTTAAATTCATTAGATTATGCATTGACAATGGGTGGATATAATAATACTGAATTATACTTTGAACAATTAACTCCATTAGTAATCCTAGCAGAAACTGCTGATGAAACAGGTAAATCAATAGGACAAGTAGAGGACGAAACAAATGATAGTATGGAAAATCCTGCAACACAAGATAATCCAGGTGACCAAACTCCAAACGAACCTAATAAACCTACTAAACCTGCAAAGGGGCCATATGAACCAATGCCACAAGTAAATCAAAGCTCAGCATTTTTCAAACAAGATTACGAAATATATAAAAAATAAAATATGTCATACGCATTATTCATAAATAGAAACGATATAATTAAGAACACACCACTTCAAGGTGCAATAGATGCAGATGCTCTTTTGCCGTTTATGAGAACTTCACAAGACAAATACTTAAAGAATTTATTAGGCACTGTTTTATTTGATTACTTACAGGCACAAATTACTGCAAACACAGTTAGTAGTTTATCAGTTTTTTATAGAGACTTATTAGACGACCACATTAAGAATACTTTAATATGGTATGGTTGCGTTGAATACATACCATTTTCGTCAATTCAGTTTAAGTCTAATGGAAGTGTTAAACAACAATCAGAGCAAGGCATTGCCCCCTCTAAAACGGAAATAGACTATCTTTTAGCTAAGGCTCAAGCAAACGCTGATTACTACGCTTTAAGATTACAAAACTATTTAGTTGCATATTCTAATCAGATACCACAATACTTACAATCAGTTGGCAATATGACACAAATATATCCTGACCAAACAAATCAATATTTCGGTGGAATACAATTATAACCTATGAGCTATTTACAAAACAATGCTGCTGTCAATTATACTCTTTACTATAATGTAATTGAGTATTTTAAGACTATAATGTTAAATCACCCAACAATACGAAGTGTAAGTCAAGGTGATATAGCAGAGATAGATGATGACCAATTCCAATTATATCCTTTGGGTAATGTAAATATATTGGCTGCTAACTTTAATACAAATACAACTGACTATACAATTCAGTTAATAATTGCTGATAAGATAAAGAATAAAAATAACGAGTCGGTTGGTAGAACAAATGTATTGGATGTGCCTTTTTATAAAACAGATGATACAATTGATATATGGGCAAACACATTAGGAGTAGTAAATGACCTTACTGCATTCACACAATACTCAGTTGAAAGTTTTGATATCAATGAACAAATCCAAAACGAACCATTTGCAGAAAGATTTAATAATGGATTAGCAGGTTGGGTTTCAACATTTACACTTACTACACATAACGATAGACCTAGATGTTTATATAATTTATATCCGTCAGGGTCTGCCTACTAAACCTTTAATATGTCAAAGACAAATGTTGAAAAGGCATTAAAGAATGTTGCAAAAACAATAAAGACATTAACTATTGCAGGTGCACCATATAAAACAGGTAATCTTAGAAGGAAAATAAATACGGCTAACACTTATTCTAGTATGATTAAGTATAATGTGCCAAAATCAGGATATGATGCATTAGCAGCAAGACCTGCAACAGTCACAGTAGATTACGCACCACCAGGTGCAGAGTATGGTGAGTTTTGGGACGAACCTGCAACGAATAAATCTAGAACAAAAAACAGACCAGAATTTGGATTTCCAACAAAAGCAAGTGATAATATAAATGTAGATGCAGCAATTGCATTATATATTACTCAATTAGAAAATGATTTAATTGAAGTATTAGAAAAGGAAATAGCTAAATTGTAATATACCCCCACTACTTTTTTATTTTTATTGGTTAAATAAGAAAGAATTATTAAATGTCATACTCATTTATACAAACACCGGCATCTATGTCATTGGCACAATCGCCAGTCATATTTTCGGTATCGTCCTCAACATTAGTAGCAGAAACTAATTTTCAATATATAGGTGAATTAACTATATGGACTGGTAGCGTATCAGCTAGTGGTAGTGGAAACACATGGACGCTAGCAAAGTATCCTTCCTCACAAGGTTTTACAGGTATTTTTGATTTGAGTAGAATAATAAACTCAACTCAAACAGAATTGATACAACAAAATACCTCTCCGATTAAGTATTTTAGATTTGATAGTTATTATCGTTATCAATCAGGCTCCGTATTTTTTACAGGGTCTGTCATTTCGTCCTCAGTATTTCAAGCTGCAGATGGTTATGAAGTATTCCCTGAAACAATTGGAGCAGAGGTAAATACCTTAACTCCTATATGGCCTTTGATGAGTAGTGGGCCAACAACTCAATCTGTAATTATAGATAATATTGGAACTAGTGCTGCGTTTGTTGGTAATGTTGGACAAACTATACCTACAAGAATAGTTTATTCAGGCAGCACAGGTAATGGTGTATATGCACTGGCCTCCTCAACAGGTAATTCAAATACATTAGTTGCAACTTTTCCAAATGCTCCTGCACAATCAGGGTTTCCTTTATCTAGTATTGGTTTAAGTCAATATACTTTACAACCATATTCAGGTAGTGTTGCATTAGGTAAACCAATTTTGTATAATATTGTATGTCAACAAAAGTATCCAAACATTAGAATTAAGTGGAAAAATAGATTTGGTCAATTTGATTATCTAAACTTTGATATGGTAAATAGACAAAGCATGTCAACAAGTAAAAGAAGTTATCAACCACAAATTGGTAGTTTTACTCAAAGAACATTATCATATAACGAATACGATACTCAAACTCTAAATTATGTTGTAGATGCAAATCAAACTATAAGTTGCAATACGAATTGGTTAAGTGAGGATTACAATGATATTCTAAAACAATTATTAGTAAGTGATGAGATTTATTGGATGCAGTATAATACAACTGCTGTAAAACCTTTAACTATTGTTACCTCAAATATTCAATTCAAAACAGGTGTTGTAGATAAGTTGATACAATATCAATTTGATTTCCAATTCGGCCAGGGATACAAACTAATAATTTAATATATGTCTATAAATTCAACACAAGGTTTCAAATTCAAATTGATAGCTAGTGGTAGTTACGGTAGTCAACAATTAGACTTATTCAAAGATGAGGAAATTAAACTATCGGATAATATCACAGGTCTATTTGACTTAGGAACATTGCCCTCTGATTTTACAAGAGCAATGACCTTACCAGGTTCAAAAAACAATAATAAATTTTTTGAGTTTGTATATGATATATCGGTAGAAAACCCATATCTTTTTTCAACCAATGTAAAAGTAGAAGCATATTTAGATTTTGATGGAATATATCTTGCACAAGGATACATTCAATTAAATAAAGTAAACATTTTGCAAAATAAGTTTATAGATAGTTATGATGTAACACTATACGGAACTCTATCTAGCTTTGGTAGAAGTATAAATACATTATTTCTTACTGATATAACCTCACTACAAAAATACAATCACACTGCATCTTACGATAACATTTCAGCAAGTTGGGGTGGTAATTTATTCAATGGTGATATAGTTTATCCACTTGCAGATTATGGTAGTGGATATGCATTTACCTCAGGACAATATGAATTGTTTGGTATGGATGATGAGAATGGTGCATTAAGTGTGCAAAATTTCAAACCTGCAATTAGAGTTAAACCTGTATTAGATGCAATCTTTACAGATGCAGGATATACATACTCGTCCACATTTATGTCTCAAAGTTTTTTAGATGATGTTTATATGATTTGTAATAACTCATTAAAATATCCTGAGTTTAGTGATGTTGATTTGGAAACATATGGTAAAATAAAAGTAGGTGCAATTAGTGGTAGTGGTATGACAGATATAACCCTAGCATCGGGTAGTTGGACAACTTTACCTTGGTTTAATGAATTATCTGACCCACAAGGATTTTATAATAATGGTGCATACACAGTAGAAAAAAGAACTAATCTAACAGGAGTATTAAATATAAATATAAATGTAAGTTGCTCTGTCAATAATATGCCAGGCACACTTTCTGCAAATGGAACATGGCAAATGCGTATGTTAGAAACAGGTAGCTCAACACCAACTTCAACTCGTGCAATACAATCTTATATATTTTATTTTGACCAGTTGCAACAAAGTAGAGGTAGTTTTGGTATAAATCAAACTTTTGAGTTAGCAACAGAGTTTATTATGGATGATATACCAACGGGTAGTTATTATTTTCAGATTAGACAATCTCCAAATAATCCACCACCAACTATACAACCATTAGTTACATTAGACCCTAATGGAACAACTAAATCATTTTTACAAATCAAAGAAGTTAAACAGGCTGCTGATGGTAGAGTTATAGACATACCTTCTAATATGCCTTTTGGAACAGTTGGGATTAAACAACTTGATTTTATAATAGGTTTGCAAAAGAAATTTAATTTAGTAATTTATCCAAATAAAAATAAGTTGAATGAATTTATTATTGAAAC